GCGCATCCCGTGGCGCCATGAGGTGGGTCTTGACCCCCGTGTGTGCGTGCACCCAACGCTTCTCCCCCCCAAGAAAATTTCATGTCATTTAATCTGGCTCAGTTCTACAAGTTCTGTAGTGAACTTAAAATAGAGACTAAGGAACATGGTCTCAGGAAGATGGATAGGTTATTAGGTACTCAGACATATATTATGGATGAGATAGCTAAGGGTCTACAGGATGATATTCATTTCTTTGTGATATTAAAGGGTAGACAGTTAGGGATAACTACCATATCTTTGGCATTAGATCTTTACTGGCATTTTGTACATCCTGGATTACAGGGTACATTAACGACAGATACGGAAGAAAACAGAGATATGTTTAGGAGTACTCTGTCTATGTATATAGATGGGTTACCCAGAGAATATAAAGTACCTGTTATTGCTCACAACAGAAACCACATCTCGTTGAAGAACCGTAGTCGGTTGTTTTATCAGGTGGCTGGATTGCGTTCCAAGGGGTCTCTGGGGCGCGGTAAGGCGATAACGTACCTGCATGGTACTGAGACATCCAGTTGGGGAGATGAGGAGGGCCTAGCGTCTCTCTTGGCTTCTCTTGCCGAGACCAATCCTCAGAGATTGTATTTATTTGAGAGTACTGCTCGTGGGTTTAATATGTTCCACGATATGTATGTGACTGCCAAGAAGGCTAGAACTCAGAGGGCTATATTTTGTGGCTGGTGGAGAAATGAGCTTTATTCTGTAGAAGCAGAGACGGATGTTTATAAGGTTTATTGGGATGGTAAATTAACTGGGGAAGAAAAAGAGTGGGTGAAGGACATCAAGAAGTTATACGGGGTGGAGATCAACAGCAGGCAGATGGCGTGGTGGAGATGGAAGCTGCACGAGGGGATCAAGGACGATGCGTTGATGTACCAGGAGTTTCCTCCTACGGAAGACTACGCATTCGTGATGACTGGTACGAGCTTCTTCTCAAACTCCCGGTGTACTGACGCTGCCAAGAAGTCTCGGCAACTACATCCGGAATGTTTCCGCTATGCTTTTGGGGCTATGTTCCAAGACACAGATGTCTTGAAGTCAACTGAGAAGTTGGGAACTCTTAAGGTCTGGGAACAGCCTATTGACACGGCGTATTACGTGATTGGTGCTGACCCTGCTTATGGATCATCTGACTGGGCAGACCGTTTTTCTATCCAAGTGTTCCGCGTCTATGCAAATGGCATGGAGCAGGTTGCAGAGTTTGCGACCAGTGAGATGAACACCTACCAGTTTGCGTGGGTGATCGCTCACCTTGCCGGTGCGTACAAGAATTCAACTCTGAACTTGGAAGTCAACGGTCCCGGTCAGGCTGTGATCAACGAGATGCGTAACCTCAAACGTCTTGCTGCCGCGCAAGGTACTGCCGGTCACGGCATCATGGATGTGCTGGGTTCTATGCAGAACTACATCTGGCGCCGTAACGATACGATGTCCGGGTTATCCAACTCTATTGGGTTCTTGACTACGAGTCAGACCAAGGAGCGGATGCTGACCTACATGAAGGATTACTTCGAACGTGGGTTGATGGACATTAAATCTATGGACTTGCTAGACGAGATGAAGGGCATTGTCCGTGAGGGCGGGTTTATCGGTGCGCCTGGGCGCGGCAAAGATGATAGAGTTATCGCCAGTGCACTCGCCGCTGTGGCATATGCCGAGCAGGTTCAACCCCGATTGATTGCCATGAGATTGACAAAAGAAATCTCTCATGCCCAAGAAAACCAGACGCCAGAGCAGATCGCTGCTGGACGTAACGTATCCAACTACCTCAAGAAAATCGGGATGTACGGTGGCTCTACACACTGATCTCACAATCGTATCTATTCACGGCCACACTGACGGTGCAGCCGCTATTCCCAGTCTTGTTGAGAGTCTTGCCCAATTGCCCGGAAGCCGGGGTCTGCTGATCTCTATTGAAAGACCTCCTTCCTTGCCAGACCATATCGCTTGGAAACAAACAGCACATCTGGATTATTTTCAATACTCGATGTTTTGTATGTACTGCCTCCAGCATTACATCGAGACCGAGTACTGCTTGGTTGTGCAAGACGATGGCTGGGTCATCAACGGGGATAACTTCACGGGTGAGTACTACGAGTACGACTATGTGGGCGCACCTACTCACATGGGTATCCTGGGCGACCAAGCAATGTTCCACTTCTCGTGGGTTCATGTGAAAGACCCCATTGTTGTGCAGAACGGCGGGTTCTCCCTGCGTAGCCGCAAGTTCTTGCAAGCCCCTTCTAAGCACGGCATCGTTCACAAGTTGTACAACCAGCAGCCGTTCATCAACGAAGATGTTCAGCTCTCAGGTTTGCTGCGTCCTCAACTGGAATCCTTGGGAATCCGGTATGCGCCGTTGAACATTGCCAAACACTTTTCGATTGAGTACATGGGTCCGGGCCTCCACGATGACATCGACCTAGAGCGGCTGGTCGGTCATCACGCACCCAGCAGAAAATTGATCGGGCATAAATCTATTGCGATCAGAAGCACCGTAGAAGAATGTGATAATGTCTTTGGTGAACTCGACTTCCTGATGTTCTTGCAAGACAAGGGCTACAAGTTTGAATACCGTAATTCCTAAAGAAGAACTTAAACTCCTGGTGGGACGATTCCTCAAGGATAAGCAACGCGGTATTTCTCTTCAGAAGTTTGCTGACCTCTGCGGTATCTCAAGAGAATTCCTGGCTGACGTGTTCATCTACGAGAACGCACCCATGAGTGAGACCACCCAACGTCGGGTCTCATCCGCCTACCAAGCGTGGCGAGAAGGTCGCGTGCGCGTCATGCGGAGGAAAGACCAAACCCAATACGTTGACTATCGCAAGATCCCAGAACCTGCTATCTTCCCGCACATGGGGATCGTAAACTCCCCTGACGGATTCAAACTATCTATCGGCCCCCGTAATCGACACGATTACTCTTATCCTACTTTGGACGAATCATGAGCGTACTCCACGACTATCTTTGCGCGTCTCACGGACTCTTCGAATCTTATGAACCTGAGTGCCCTATCAAATTTTGCACAGCAGAACTCAACATGGTTTTTCTAAAACCAGTTGCACTCAAATCAGATAAAACCAAACAGGCTGACCGTCAACTCAAAGGTCTTGCCCAAGACTTCCAGATGTCAGATATCAAATCCACTCGCTCTGGTGACACGCAAGCCGGTTACCATCATCACCAAGTTCCTGACGAGCCAGAAGTCAAAGAGGCTCGCCCAGGCGATGCGGCCATCTGGGGTGGCAACTTCCAGAACATCAATATGCAGGCAGCACTTGCCGGGAAAGTCGCCCAGTCGGTTCGTGGAGAATCTGTTGGCGTAAACCCGAAAGATGCTGGTAACCTCACGGGACCTAAAGCCGCAAGTTACATTGCTGACCATGAGAACTTGGCACTAACACCATGAGAATTCCGAGCGATCCGGTAGAACGAGAATTCTTCTACCTAGACCTCATCCACAAGTGCGGCGTATCCATGCCTACTCGCCGCACCGATTACGGGGGTCTTCGCTCGTGGTATCTATTCGGGAATGGACCGGACGAAGCACCGGCCATGTACAACAAGATCTTTCCCCACATAGATCAGTTGTCATCCTTCCTCTACTCTGCCGAGACCACCCGGTTCTCCATAGACTTGGGTGCGGCAGTCCCAGATGAAGAGCAGGCCAAACTCCCGGTCTTGACCCGCGCACTCAACGATGAATGGCTAAACAGCAATGCTGACCAAGTATTCTCGACAGCGGTATCATGGTCTCTGTGCTACAACAGCACCTTTATTAAACTGGTTTATCGAAACGGTATTCATCCGTATCTCGTGGAACCGGCCAGCATCGGTGTACTGCGAGAAGACACCGCATACACTGACCGACAAGAAGCAATAATTCAGACTTACTACATCACGAAGTCTGAACTCTACAACCGTCTCTACAGCCACCCGCAACGGGAAAAGATCGTAGAGCGCGTGTCGTATATGCAGCACGAGCGCACGGAAGTCGCTAACGGCGTGCAGCGCATTATCATGAGCCAGACAGACCCGACACTCTACGGGAACGTCAACCTCGATCTCTCTGGCGGCAATCGCTACAAAGCACAAGTCGCAGAGGAAACCGTTGAGATGACGGAACTCTGGGTCTGGAACGATGAGACCGGCGACTACCAAGTGGTCACCCGCGCAGACCCTGATGTCATCATCTATGATCGTCCTGGCGCAACCGTCTTTTTGAAAGGCGAGCTGCCCTTCATCCAGATCTGCCCACTGCCGCTCTACGATTACTACTGGGGTCAGTCAGAAGTTTCCCGTCTGGTCTACCTCCAGCAAATGCGTAACAAGCGCATGGTGGAGATTCTGGACATCCTGTCTAAGCAGGTTAGCCCACCAACGGCTCTGATCGGATTCACTGGAATCTTGGATGAGAAGAACTTTGCTCTTAACCGAGCAGGCGGGATCTTGGCAACAGATATGCCAAGCGCCAAGGTTGAGAAGCTGGCCCCGCAAATGCCGCCAGATCTCTTCCGTGAGATCGGTGAAATTGACCTGATGTTCGAAGAAGCCTCTGGAATCGTCTCAGTCCTGCAAGGAAGGGGGGAGTCTGGGGTCAGATCGTCCGGTCATGCCAGTCAACTTGCCCGTTTAGGGTCATCTCGTGCCAAAAAACGGGCGCTTGTCATCGAAGATTCGCTAGAAAAAATGGCGACTCTGTATCTCAAGCTCATGCAAGCGTATCCAAACACGCATTACACGGATACAAGGGGCAATCGGTTCATTGCCGAGCAATTGCCTAAGAATTACGCTGTAAAAGTGGATGCACATAGCAATTCACCCATCTTCATGGAAGATTTGCGTCAATTGGCATTTAACTTGTTCAAAGCACAAGTCATTGACAAGGAATCCTTGCTAGACTTGCTTGAACCGCCTATGAAGCAGCAATTGAAAGACCGTCTCAAGAAAATGGAAGCGGCACAAGCCCAGCAAGCGGCTATGCAACCTCCGAAGGAGAAGTAATGGTCACCCAAGGCTATACAAAGACCGGGGATCAGCCCCGCGTCACCGCTAAAAGTCTAGATTCACGACAGACAACTCCATCCTTGACGTACCGTACACAGACGAATAGGATGGGTTCTGCTGGAAATTCTTCCCGCATGACCCGTGACTACACACGAAGGTAATTGAAATGTACAAGACAATGAAGCGCGGTCGTAAGACCCGTCGTTAATCCCCGCTAAAGAGTTCGATGGGTATGGCTGCTTGCCCTTCTCAAGTGGCCCCGCAACCAGGAGATCGTCATGGCACGTCGTGGTCGTAAAGGTCGGAAGTAATCCGAACGTAACAGGTTTCTGAACCGGCCTGCGGGAGGTGGGCGATGAGCCTCCCACTTGACTTGATTTGTAATTAGGTATAAAAGGTCGCACATGAGCGTACCACCAGATAAATTGATGGACTTGATGAAGAAGGGTCAAAAGACTGACACTCCTTCTGATACTCCTGCGGCTCCGGGAACATCAACTCCCGAAGCGCCCCCAATGGCTTCCCCAATGTCCACACCTGAAAAACAGATGGGGACTCGTGAAGCAGCAATGATCAACATCTCAATTGCTCTTGATCTTCTTGACCAGTCTCTCCCGGCAGTCGGTGCAGAGTCGGATGAAGGCAAAGCAATTATGGAAGCCTCTCGCAAACTCGGTGGTTTGCTGGGCGGCAAACGTAATGAAACCGGCGAACTCCAGCAGTCAGAAATTCTGCAAATGTTGCAGACACTGCCTAAGGCAGGCGGCATGACTCCTGAGTCCCGTGCAATTCAGTCAGCCCCGCCTCCGGGAATGACGCCCCCTGGCGCAGGTGCGCCAAAACCCCCTGGACTAGGATAAGCAATGGACCTCTTTAAGCCACGCGGAGCCTCTGCTCCCCGCCGCCCAACTGATGATCGTCAGGAAAACGGCCAGATCGTAAACACGCCACGCTTCTCGCGTTTCGGCGGTCTTGACAAGCCATCTGATCTGTCTAAGAACAGAATGGCTGTTCAAAAGCCTGCTGACGGCAAGAAAGTTATCTAAACCACATTGTAACGAGGGTAACAATGTCTCTTGAAAATCTATCAGTTGATGCACGCGATGAACTCGCGTCATTGGCCCAGCAACTAGCTGAGAATCCTTCTACCCGCAAAGAGTTTTTGCGGATGACCAAGAGGGTTAAGCCTGATCTTCCGATTCCAGAACTGGAAATTGAAGATCACACCAACACGGCCATTGCAGCATCAGAAGCACGAGTCCAATCTTTGGAGAACAAACTCCGAGAGCGTGATGCCGTGGAAGAGCTGCAAAAGCGCCGCAATTCGTTGAAGCAGAAGGGCTTGGCAAGTTCTGACGATGATATCAAGGGCATTGAAAAGATCATGCTTGAGCGCGGTATCACTAATCACGAGACCGCCGCTGAGTATCACGAGTGGATGAAGCAAGCCGCGACACCCACACCTTCCGGGTACAATCCACAAGTTATTCAGAAATTTGATTTGAATAAGTATTGGAAAAACCCAATTACCGCAGCAAGAAACGAAGCGGTCAGCGCATTGCAAGATTTGCGGCGACCGAATCGTCCTATTGGTTTGTAAACCTCACCGGAGATTGATATGGCCATTGGTGGCGGAATTCTACCGGCAACGGGATCAACTCAGTACACTGAGTTAACTTACGTCACTCGTAGGGCATTCATCCCGAAGCTGGTTGTACAGCTTTATAACTCGACCCCTCTTCTCGCAGCACTGATTGCTAACAGTCAGCAAGCCAGCGGCGGTGTGTCATCCGTAACAGTGCCTGTTCAGGGCGCTCAGTTTGTAAACGCACAATGGTCAGACTACAGCGGCTCGTTCGCTCAACCGTCTGTCCAGCAGGGTGCTTACAACGCTGAGTTCAACCTCAAGTTGATGATCACACCAGTCCCGTTCCTCGGGATGGAAGGTGCGGTTCAGCAAGACGCAGCAATCATTCCGCTGATTGAAGCGCGTATGAACGATGCGACCAACGTGATGATGGACGCGATGGCAACGTCGCTGTACCAGAACTACACGAATACCCAGCAGTTCATCGGCCTCCCAGGCGCGATTGACGATGGTACGAACCTCCAGACCTACGGCAACATTAACCGTAGCACCTACACATGGTGGAAGTCGAAGGTCTACAACGCTGGTAACGTCAACCCAACCCGTCAGAACATCCTGCAATACATTTCTGGAACCGTGAAGAACGGTGCAGAAGTGCCTAGCTTTGGTGTTTGCGGATTCGGTACTTGGACCCTGTTGGCTCAAGACTTTGTTGGTCAAGAGCAGTATGTCATCACCCCAGGTTCTGGGTTTGATGGCGACAACAACGGACCACAGGCTGCGTTCCGCGCACTGATGGTTGCTGGTGTGCCAATCTATCCAGATCCTTACTGCCCAGAAGGTCTGGTCTATTTCGTTAACACGAACTACCTGAACCTGTACATCCACGAGCAGGGTTCGTTTGTGTTCACTGGGTTTGAGTCCACTCTGCCTAACTGGCAGATTGGTTACGTCGGCGCCGTGCTGATGATTGCTGAGTTGATTAGTACCAAACCGAAGTCTATGACTCGGGTGGGTTCTTACAACTCGCTGACCCTGTAAGGAGAGAAACATGGCTCTCGCCCTAAACAAGATCCTGGTTGCCGGTGCTAATAGCAACACGGCTGGTGCGTACTTCACCACTCAGACTCTTATCGCCCCTGCGACGGTTGCTGGCAACGTAGTTCCTGCTGGCGTATATCTGATGTTCCCCACACTGAACAGCCAGATCTACGCTAACAACGGAACCGCGTTGGTCCTGTTGACCCCAGCAAACACTGGTGGCGTTCTGGTTAGTGACGGTGTTAACGTGGTTGCCAACTCGACTACGACTGCAAACACCATCACCTTCTTGACGGTGAACGGTGGTCTGACTGCAAACTCCACGTTTACTAGCTAAGGAGTAAACATGGCTAATGCAGATGCAGTCGGACAAAACCTACCAGACTCGTTTGGTAACTTTGCTATTGCTGGAGTTACCGGAGCGTCTTTGGCAACGGCTGGCAATGCTGTAGTGGCTATTCCTTTCCTGAAAGGTGGGCTTACCAATAGTGGTAACCTCACCGGATCAGGACAGGTAATCATTCGTCGGGTTACGGTTCAGAACCCCAACGCAAGTGTCTCGTTGGCTAACGTGGGTATCACGACTAGCAATGACGGGAACACGAGCAATGCGGTTGTCGCAGTAGTTTCGTTGGCAAACCTAACTGCTGTAAACAAGTTCCAAGACCTCGCGGTTGCAAGCCCCTATGCATTGACTACTACCGTCAATGGAGCGAACACCTCTGCCCTGTACTTGAATGTCTCTAACGCCGCTGCTGGCATTGTTGACATTCGCGTTTACGGTGACACGGTTTCGTTCTGATGGAAGTCTATGTAACCAACTGTAGTGACACCGACTTGGCTGATCGTCATGCCGGTGTTGACTATAAGTTCAAAAAAGGTGTGCCTACATCAGTACCTATCGAGGCTGCTAGGCACATCTTTGGTTACCAGGATAGTGACAAGCTCCCATATGCAGTCCGTCTGGGTTTTGCAACCCACTCGTCGGATCTGGAAGAAGGACTTGAACGGTTGGCAATGTTTCGCATAGGCCAACATTCAGCGCAGGACCGCATTCCCTCGGCGGTAGGCGTAGTACCCCTACCCGTCAAAAAAGTAGGGGTAGGGGGAAAAGTCTCCTGAGGGTTACAATAGGCAACTATGGCAACCCTTAATTCGTACATCACAGACGTTCGCAGGCTTCTACACGATGCCAACGGGAACTTTTGGTCTAACGATGAGATTACGGATTACATCAACGATGGGCGCGAAAGGATAGTACGGGACACTGGTTGCCTTCGTACCCTGCAAATATCCGCTACACCCCTCGCTCCAGACGGCACAGCCGCAATTATTTGGTCTGCTGGCCTTGTAGTCACCGCTGGACAGTACATATTCTCAAACATCTTTATCTATCAGGTGACTGTGGGTGGGACATTGGGGACTACAGCGCCTCCGTACCCCGCGTCTGGGACTAACTTCCCTCCATCAACTGCTTTCACCAACGGCACAGCAACGCTGTTGTATGTACAAAGTGCAGAAATCATCCCGTTTTCGTCGCTACCTAATGGTTCGCAGACTCTGGATGTTCTTAACCTGACGATCTACTGGGGCAACTCTAGGATTCCCTTGCGTTACTTGCCCTGGACGAACTTCAACGCCCAGCTCCGGTACTGGCAGAACTACGTTGGACGGCCTGTGTGCTTCTCAACGTATGGTCAGCAGCAAATTTACATCTCACCCGTGCCTGACCAGTCCTACAGCATGGAAGTGGACACGGTTATTTTGCCTTCTCCGCTCGTGTTGACCAATCCTACGGTCAATGACGCCATCAACGACCCGTACACCGTTCCTGTGGCGTTCTACGCGGCATACAAGGCCAAGTACAAGGAACAAAGCTACGGAGAATCTGAGATTTTCCTCCAGCAGTACAACCGTCAAGTACAAAGCGTGTTGAATTCAGTCTTCACGCGCAGGATTCCGGACCCGTATAGCAGTCCTTACTAAGATGGCATCTCAGGAACAGCAAAAAAAATACACTGTCCTGAAGACGTTTGGTGGCATAAACACAAAAGCCAACCGGACGGCCATCAAAGACAGTGAATTCTCGTGGTTGGAAAACGCCATGCCGATTGGCGACTCCAACATCAAGATTGTTCCCGCTCAAAGCACAGTTTTAGACAGCACAGGCAATGTTGTTGTCTTTGCCAACACAACTGCCTATCTAACGTCCACAAATATCAACGTATCTGACTACATAGTCAGTTTTGAGGTTGACGGTAGGGCGCAAGCATTCAATTTGACCAGCAATGTGACTAGCAACGTAGCGGTCGCAGGAACTTTCAGCAATGCCAACGTTAGTTCTGCTCAGTGGAAGAACGAAAGACTGATCATTGCCGACACCGACAAAGGGTTGTCAAGCTGGAACGGCGCTAACGTAGTCTCAATAGGTTCTGTTGGCCTGATCGCAGTATCAAACCCCGGATCTGGGTACACGTCTGCGCCAAACGTGGTGATCAGCGCACCTAACGATGCCAATGGCGTCCAGGCGGTAGCTACAGCCACAATTGTCACGGGTTCTGGTGGTATCAGATCAGTTTATGTAACCGCTGGCGGCTCTGGATACACGGCAGTGCCAGACGTAACCATCGGAGCACCCAACATCACGGGTGGAACCCAGGCTACAGCAGTTGCAAGCATCAGCGGTGGCGCAGTTGTCTCAGTTGGCATAGTCAACGGAGGGTCTGGATACACATCCGTTCCTGCTGTGACCTTCTCCAGCGGTGGAGCCACGGCTAACGCAGTCATTTCTACGGGTGGCGTAAGCACAGTATCCCTGACAAACGCAGGTAGTGGATATACATCATCTCCAACCATCACATTTTCTGGTGGTGGAGGATCTGGCGCTAATGCTATCGGCCAGATCGTTACGTTCAAGACCGGAACAGTCAGCATCTTGCTCAACAACGGCGGATCTGGCTATACGTCAGCACCAACGGTAGCTATCGGCGGGTCTAACGTAGTCCCTGCCACTGCTACAGCGATCGTTCTCGGAAACACTGTATCTCAAATTGTGATGACCAACCCTGGTGAGGGTTACACCAATGCCAGTGTCACGCTTTCTGGTGGTGGATTCTCTACTGCTGCCAATGTCACGGCAGTTGTAAACACAGATCAGGTGGTTTCTGTTGCCAGTTTTTCTGGCAGGAACTGGGTGGCCGCTGGACGCACCGTCTACTACTCGGCAGCAGACTCATACAGTGATTTCACGAGCGTATCTGCCGGTTCACTTACCTTGTCTGACTCCACGCTGCACGGCAACATCCGTGCTTTGCTGTCAGCCAACAATTTCTTGTACATCTTTGGTGAGACAAGCATCAACGTCTTCTCAGACGTTCGCGTTGACACCAACGGTCAGACTTTATTCACAAATACCAACGTCTCTGCCAGCGTAGGGACCAAGCGTATCTACGCTATCTACCCGTTTTTTAGATCTGTGCTGTTCATGAACGACTACGGGATCTATTCCCTGGTTGGTTCTACCACCAGCAAGTTGTCGGACGCGCTAGACGGGATATTCCAACTCATTGACTTCGACAAACCCATCAGCGGGGGTCAAGTCCTACTGAACAACATACTATGCGCGGCATTCTCCTTCACTTACAACGACCCGGTAATTGGAGCGAGAAAGGTCCAGGCCGTGTTTTTCGAGAAGAAGTGGTTTCTAACCTCCCAAGGAGCGTTGGACTACATCACTTCCGTCCCTACAGCGGGGGTCATTCGCCTCTATGGGACCGCAGGCTCAAGCCTCTACCGTCTCTATGCTAATTCCACGGCCAACGTAGCAACAACCATTCAAACGGCTCTCATGCCTATGAATGATCCTATACGGACCAAGCAGGCACTCAAGTTTGGTATCGAGGCTCAGTTGCAGGCATCGTCTACGCTCTTTGTCAGCGTGGACAACGAGCAGGGAACCGGGGCTACTGGTGCTTATACAGTGGACAATACGGTCACTTGGCTGAATAATTACTACCAGCCTGTGACTTGGCAGAACAATAGTTTGCAAACTGTTGGATGGGAGACTGCTTACGGCTACGCTCTGTACAAATCAGACGCCCAACAGTACGGCAAGTACCTTGGTTTAACCATCAACAGTAACAGTGCTGGTTATACTGTGAATACTTTCGAGTTTGAAACCGAATTGAGAGCGAGGTTCTAATGACCGTCCCATTTGCTTTTGCCAATCTAAGCGGGAACATTGCTCTCTCTAAACTGGACAGCAACTTCAACACGCCGATCACCATCGGCAATACGTCTGTCCAGCTCGGCAACACAATCACCACGATCAATAACGTCACACTCGCCAACGTCACCATAACAAGTGGCACTAGCAATGTCACAAACGTCAATGTGACAAGCATCAACGTGACTAACCTCACGGCTACGCTTGCCAACATCACGACGCTGAACGTAGCTAGTTCATACGTCACTGCAAGTAACGTCGCTACTGCCGTCATCGGCAACCTAACGCTATCTAACGCGCTGACCGTACCCAACGGCGGCACTGGACGAGTCACCCTGCCGGTGAACAACGTGTTGCTGGGTAATGGCACAGGATCACTTACGTCTGTGGCCCCAGGCAATGCCGGTAACGTGCTCACCAGCATCGGTGGCGTCTGGGTTAGTAACGCAGCAGTGGCAAGCGGTGGTGGCACAGGGACGGTAACCAACGTCAGCGTGGTTTCTGCCAACGGATTCTCTGGCACGGTTGCCAACTCGACTAGCAATGCGGCTATTACGCTTGCTGCCACCTTCTTGGGAATAGCGTGGGCCAACTCTACGGGGCAACTTGGCAACGTAGCGGTAGGAAACGGTCTTTCTTTTTCTACTACAACTGGTGTTCTGACTGCTACAGGGGCTGTAGCTAACGCAGTAACAAGTGTCGGCAACACATATCCAATTTTGTCTACTGGTGGGACAACCCCAAACATCAGTTTTGTTGCTCCCGGTACAGCAGGCAATGTTCTCACAAGCATTAGTGGGCAGTGGATATCTAATGCTGCTGTTGGAGGCGGCGGGACTCCTGGTGGCAATCCCGGTCAAATTCAGTACAACAATTCTGGTGCATTCGGTGGTGATGCAAACCTCACGTTCAGCGGAAGCACGACCACTGCTGCAAACCTGATCGTTTCTAACTTAACAGCATCTCTAGCAGTATTTAGCAGTTCAACAAAACAGCTAGTCAGCAACCCTATTACGGGTACTGGGTCTGTTGTGATGAACAACAGTCCAACTATCACCAGTCCTAGCTTGATCAACCCAGCGTTGGGTAGCCCTACGTCTGGAAACATGGCTGCTACAACCAACATTCCGGTAGCAAATGCGACAGGTACGTTAGTGGTTGGAAACGGCGGAACTGGTCTCCAAACAATTCCTGCCGGGAATGTTGTAATAGGTAACGGAACTTCCGCTTTGTACGGACTTGCGCCGGGAACGGCTGGCAACGTACTCACAAGCATTGGCGGCATATGGGTCAGCAACGCTGCTGTCACTGGCAGTGGAAGCCCAGGTGGTTCTACGACTCAATTCCAGTACAACAATGGCGGTGTGTTTGCCGGTGCAGCCAATCTTACAACTGACGGTGCTAACGTAACTATAGGATCTGCAAACACTTTTAGGTTTGCGAACCTTACGTCTACCCGATATGTTGGATTTAAAGCTAACGCTATTGTTGCAGCCAACGTAACTTGGACTTTACCAACAACAGACGGCACTACTGGTCAATTGTTAAGCACTAATGGATCAGGAGTTTTAAGTTGGACAAGCTCTTTACCTGCTTCTGGACCAACAACTGTTGAGGCATTGCTTGTTGCAGGTGGCGGCGGCGGCGGTGGGAATGGAGGTGGCGGCGGCGCTGGAGGTTTAATTTATAACGCTTCTGTCTCTGTATCGGCGGGGACTTCTTATCCTCTTACTGTTGGAGCAGGAGGCCCAGGCGGTGCAGGTGGCGTAAACGGAACAATTGGAACTCAAGGATCTGCTACTACCGGATTTAGTTTGACCGCTGTTGGTGGTGGAGCAGGGGGTCCGGGCGATACCGCTGCAATCAATGGCGGTAACGGTGGTTCTGGAGGCGGTGGCGGTCGTTCCGGTGCAAGTCCAGCGCAAGCCGGTGGAACCGGAACTTCTGGGCAAGGAAACAACGGTGGCACAACATCTAATGCAAGCCCATATCCGAGCGGCGGTGGTGGCGGCGCAGGTGGAGCAGGATCCGCCGGTTCTGGTTCTGCTAGTGGCGCTGGCGGTATTGGATTGCAAAATTCAATTACTGGCTCATCAATTTATTACGCTGGTGGAGGCGGAGGCGGGGGAGCCACTTCTCCGGCAACAACTGCTGGCGCAGGAACACCAAGTACCGGAGGTGGAGGTGCGGGTAGTGCCTCAACAAATGGCTCTGCCGGCACAGCAAATACCGGAGGCGGCGGTGGTGGTGGTGTTGGCAGCGCAGGTGCTGGCAATGGTGGAAATGGCGGATCTGGTGTTTTAATCATTGCTTATCCTGATACTTACGCAGCACTTTCATCAATTGGAGTTGGTCTTACTTACACCGTAAGCACATCCAGTCGTTCTGGTTACCGCGTTTATACGTTTACTGCCGGAACCGGCTCTATTCAATGGTGATGTAAATGGCACATTACGCAGAACTCAATCACGAGAATGTTGTAATCCGTGTCATTTTCGGATGGGACGAGACGGTCAAGTCTGGGATGGAAACGATCCTATTGCTTGAGACGGGAAACATTTGGAAGCGCACCAGTTACAACACGCAAGGTGGGCAACATCCAGAAGGAAGGCCATTTCGTAAGAACTTTGCCGGTATCGGGTACAAGTACGATGCCCAGAAAGATGCGTTTATTCCTCCGCAACCATTTTCAAGTTGGACACTAAACGAAGATACCTGCCTTTGGTCTTTTCCTATTCCTTATCCAACTGATGGTCAGATTTATTACTGGGACGAGGCCACTACGTCATGGGTGGTAAATGTCTGAAAATCTTGAGACCAAACTAGCCGTGCACGAAGCAATTTGCTCTGAAAGATACGGGAAAATATCTGATTCGTTATCCGCAGGCGACAAGCGTATGACCAAGATCGAGTATCTTCTCTACGCAGTGATGGTAGCGGTGTTGTTTGGTCCAGGTGTTGCAGCAGAGTTTGTTAAGAAGTTATTTGGGCTATGACTGAAAAGCTGGAAGCCAAGTCTCAACTTATTGAGAAGACTGCATTTGCAGTGCTTCCTATTCTTTTTACCTGTGTTGTGTATTTGATGTCTGCGTTAGACAAACTGACGCATGACGTAACAGTGTTAAATGCAAAGATTAGTCTTGTAGTTACTAGCGACAATAAACAAGCTGCCAACAGTGGTGCGGAACTGGCTAGAGAAAAATTGCGTCAAGATCTTGAAAAAGAAATCCAAGTCAACAGAGATCTTATCCATGTCAATCGTGAACGCATTGTCATTTTGGAAGAACGATTGAAGAAATGACACGCTATGGATATGGATAATTTATCGTATGTGGAGTTTGGAGACGTAGACGGGTTAGGAAAGATGTTGTTTGAGAACGGGGTGCAGCACAAATTGTTCTACGAGCAGTTGGCTGACAAGGGCATTCTGATACCGCAGTATCCTTTGATAGACGCAGACCCGGATAACTTAGATGACTGGTTGTTTGTTCACAACCAAGAACATGAAAGACTGGCAAGTCAACTGAACCTAGACAATCCTTTTCAGTTGATCAACGCAGACTGGAACGTAGAAGATGACTTTTATGATTGGATAGGGGTACATCTGAGCATCCATCAACAGATTGTCAAAGTATTAGGACTGTAATGGACCCGCAACTGGAACAAGCACAGGCCGCTACCCAGCAGTTCATGCAGCAGTATGGACTGGATGCCAGGACTATGGCGTCTGTGGGACAGATGGCACAAGAAGCAATACGGGACCAGAGCCTGTATGCGCTCCTGCGTGAACAGTTGTTGGGCGCACAGATCCTCACAGAAAAAGAACTACCAGAACAGGTTAATTACATGACCTTGGCCGCTCTTGCGACTATGGGCGCTTTGGCGGGAGGTCAGTAATGGCTATAGATGCAGATGGCAACTTCTTCAACCCATACTCGCCGGGAAGCTATGAGTATGAGATGGAGGAAGGAACCCGTGGTCAAGAGCCTACTCCTGGTCCCGCGCAAACTTTTTATGTAACTCCTGATCCGCTCAGGGTTCAACAGCCGACTCCTCCCGCTGGATTCAACACTTTTAATCAAATCACAAGTTTGATTTTGTCTGTTGCTACGCTTTCAGTTCCTCTTCTCGGTGAGATGATAGGTGCTGCGATCCTTGAAGGATTAGGAATTACTGGTGCAACCGCCGCTGTAGAAGCAGGTGTTGGCGCTGCCGCGCTATCTGCTGGCTCCACTGCTGCACAAGGCGGTAGTGCAGAAGACATACTCAAAGGCGCTGCTACTGCTGGCTTTGCATCTGGAATCAACGTCGGCATGGGTGGTGGAGTTTATGGCGCGGCCACGGGTTCATTTGTTGGATCTGCCATACAAGGTGGGAGCGTAGATCAGATACTGACAAACGCTGTTGCAGCAGGTGCTGGAGCTGGCGTACAGGGAATTCTTGGACCCGCTGCTGGAACTATTGTCCGTGACTTGATCAAGACCGGGGAAGTGTCGGATCAAACTCTTATTAGAGCCGCAATTTCTGAAGTTGGAGCGTGGAACAAGTCTGGTGATAGGTCTGCACCTATCGTTGAAGGTCAACCTGTTGCTCCTCCCGCAGCAGAAGAACCTGTCCCAACCAGAATCACACTAGAACCAAAATCAGAAACCCCTGCGGTCACACCAGAAACTGCTGCCGCTACTTTTCCTCCTGTTGCCGTTACCGCTCCTGTTGTTGCCCCCACGGTTACTGACATTGATGTGATGAAGCAGGTTGCTTCACAACAACCAACAGTTCCTTTAGAAAAAGTGACTGTTTCGGGACAAGGCGCTAACGTAGCCCCAGTTGAAACCACCGTACCTAGTACAACTGTTCCGTCTACGGCTGCTGTTGCCACTCCCACTCCAGCGCAACCATTTCCGACACCAACTATTACGCCTGTTGCAGAGCCAGAGAAAGAAGCGCCAGTTGTTACTGATATCCCGCCGGTAGAACCTCCGCAAACTGAATTTGAAAAAAAGTTTATTAGCGAAACTGTTCCTGCTCCAGTAACTACTGGGCCAGAATTCCAGCAAGTAACAATTAGAGAGACCGTTCCACGTCCGGTAGATCCAATTGAGTTTGAACAGAAAACAATCAGAGAAACAGTTCCCAAAGCCTCTGATGTAGTTACAGAAACACCTGCTCCTCCTCCTGCTCCACCTTCTGTTGCTCCGCCCACTGAACTTGAAAAAGTTACTGTTACTGCCAAGCGTGACGAAGAACCTGCGCCAACAATCACAGACATTGTTGCCAAGACTATGGAGCCTCTACCTGCTGCTCCCGTCGCACCAGAAGTAAAAGCAGAAGAACCTAAGAAAGAAGAACCGGCAAAAGAAACTAAAAAGTTATATCCAACCGTTACTAGCGTTCCTCCTCCTGCAAGACCGGGAAGACAACCTATAATCACGGGTGTTAGTCCCGCTAGATTGTTGGCAGACGCTCTGGCTGCTTACCGGCCATCGGGTGCTATAGAAGGTGAAGAGTCTGGGAAAGAAAGGCAAAATGTCTGGAATGAGAAATCACTGCGTCTTAAAGACGCTCTGGGGTTGTAAATGAGTGAACTACGCAAGATGACCCGTATGGGTGGAGATCTCCGCAAGATTGCCCGTCTTCTGCAAGACAAGGGCAGGAACGGAGATACGATCCTGGCGCACATCAACCCCCGTGAGGCTGCACTCCTGCGTGAGCAAGGCGGTTCTGGTGATATCAACCCAGAGACCGGCCTTATGGAGTTCTCTGACTACAGCGAGGGTAGCTCAGGGTATGACCCAGCGCCTACAGCACCTGACTATTCAAACGTGCCAGAGGGTTTGTTTGAAGGTGCTGCCTATACACCAGAGCCTTCTGATCAATTGTTTGCTACACGCTCATTGGCTGGTGCACCACAAGCTGAAACTTCTTATTTTGACCAAGCATATCGTGCAGGTGCTCTTCCTCAACTGGATCGTGGCCCAATCCCAGACGCTACAAGGTTAAGTACTGTTCAACCATTTGATGTTACTCAAGAACGGATTGCCGCTGAACCACTCCGTACCGGAGCAGGCGCACCAGCAGAGAAAAGTTTCTTGGAGTCCCTCTCCGGTGGTGACAAGACTCGCCTGGGACTAGGTGCACTAGGTGGTCTACAGACTGCACTGACAGCTCGCAAGGCTCGTCAGGGTGCACAGCAGGCAGCACAGCAGATCCGTGATATCGGTGCGCCTTACCAACAGCGTGGTCTAGCAGAACAGGCCGCTGCCGCTCGTGGTGAATTGACTCCGGTTAACCAGCAGGCTCTAGAAGCACAACGCGCTCGTGCTGCCCAGGCTGGTGTTGCCCGTGGTGGCGTAGGTATTGCCCAGCAACAGAGAGCAGAGGAAGATCTGCGTAACCGTCTGTTAGCGGCACAACAGGACTTTGGGTTAAAGTTGTCTGGTATTGCAGACCAGTACACAGCCAAGGCTATCCAAGAAGGTATCCGTGCTGACTCTGAGATCTCTGCCATGTATGGTCAATACTTTGGTAACCTGACTCGACTGGCTGCACCAACGATCATCCAGTCTACCCAACCTGCTGGGAAGTAATCATGGCTTTGCCTGACTTGCTCAAAACCGATATGGGTGGTATCTCACCACTGATTGACTCCGCTCGTGCTCCCAAAGAAACCCCACAGTCTTTGGTAAAGATGCCTGCTGCACCTAAGTTTGGTGAAGATGATGTTGGCACAATGGAAGGGATTCTTTCAATAGGCAGAGGAAGACTTGCAAATTTACAAACACAACAAGCTAATGTAACAACCAAACAACAAAGTTTTGAAACACAACTTTCAAATCTTACTGCTCAAAAACTTGCATACGATAGGCAAAAAGAAGAATTTGGTGCAAAACAAAGAGAAGAAGAAGCAAGGTCTAATTACGACAACATCAAAAAAATGTTTGATGATGAAGTAAATAGCCCAGGTTTCAAAGAAAAACAACGCATCAACAAAGAAATTGCTGAGTACAGCGTCTTTGTCCCAACCGAAGTTACGGCTCCCATGTTGGGAGTTTTGTTTTCTGCTATCGGTGCGGCTGGAATGCTGTTGGGTGGAAACAGCAAAAACACCGCCAAAGCAGCACTGTCAGCCATGAACGGCATGGCAGAAGGGTTTGGAAAAGGCAGAGAACAGTATGACAAAGAACGTAAACAAGCGTTTGATTCAAATTTAAAATTGTTGCAATCTAAATTGACTGCGGTCAAAGATGGTCTTGAAGATGCAAGACGAGAAGCCGTGTTGAACAAACAAGCGGCAGATCAAAAAGTTAGAGAAACACTCGCTGCCAATGAAGCTCAGTTCTTGCAAGAGAATACCAACAAGCGTGGTCTTGAATCAACGATTGCTCTTGTGAATGGGCAATTAAAAAGTCTCAATCACGCGGCAGAGCTACTTTCCACTAAGACAAATCAGTTGTCTAGTGAGTTGCAAAGAGAAGCTCTTCAGGTTTATTTAAAAAAAGCAGATATCGCATCTAGAGAAACTCAAAGCGAGTTGAACCGTGAGCAAAGAGCAAGAGACGCTGCATTAATGCGTCAAGGCCAAGAGCAAGGAAGAGCATTGCAAAGGGAACTTGCTCTATTAAGATTAAGAGAAGCTGGTTCGAGGCGAGATGTTAAAGCATTGCAAGACATTGGTCCTGCACTAAGAAATATTGCTGTTAATTATCCAGACGGCACTGCAAACAATCTGGTTGGTGCGTCTGCGGATGACAAAAAGAAAATTCAGGGTGCGTTTAGAGCACTTCAAGAATCAGAAGAAACAGCAGACTTTATTGCAAAAAACCCTAAGGCTGTTGGTGCTTTGGCAAAACTTCGTAACGTCATTAAAGTTGACGCTATCCAAAGTTTAAAAAGCGACGATGAAACTCAAACGGTTGCTGGAAAATCGGCAATTCTTGAATCACAAATTGATGCTGCTGCCAATAAAGGAATAGTTACTAAAGACGAAGCTGAAGCGGCAAAGATTCTTGAAAAAAGATTGTTTGGACTTGCTCTTGCAGATGTTCAAGGTTCTGGTCAAAGAGGTTCTGTGTACCTTGACAGACAATTCCAGAATCTTTATGACCAAGCCTCTCGTCCTGACACGTTATTAAAAGTTATTAAAGAAAGATCTGGGGAAAACAACAGAAACCTTAAAGTTTATAGGCTTGGTGTTGAAAGACACGAAAACCCAGAATTGTTTCCTTTAACCTTATCCGAAACACAAAACGATTTTAATAGGTATATTCAAGAAAGATCTCCGTCTCCTCGTCAAGATCATATTGAAAAACTTAGGAAAGATCCATCTCCAAAAATGAAAAGGTTTTTTGATGAGGCGTATGGAGAAGGTGCTGCCAACAGAATTTTAGGATCTAAGTAATGGCTGAAAAGAATCCTTTTCTTGAAGACGCAGAACCAACGAGGGTTTCTGAAGGTGGGTTGACAGGTGCTTTAAAAGCTGCTGGCCGAGGTCTTTACGAATCAGTACCTTTTGTTGGAGAAAAAAAAGCTGAAGAGGCTGGATTGCCTCAGCCGTCAAGTTTTGCTGAACGTCTTACTCGTAGAGCTGCTAGAAACTTGCCATACGCTTTGGCTGCATCTCCATTTGTTACACCAGCAGGTGCTGCATTAGGACTGATGGGAAGTACTGCATTAGGCCAAGCCGCTGAAGAAATTGGTGTACCAGAGTCTTACCAACCAGTTGCTGAAATGATTGGCGGTGGGATTGGCCCTGGTGTAAGAGGCGTTGCAGGAAGAACTCTTGGATACACTCAACCAGCACTTGTAGAATCTTCTAAAAAAGCCGCAAAGGCTGGATATGAGCTTGGTCCATCATCTAGAGCAGAACGTGGAATGATGTATGGCGCAGGTCCAACAGAAGAATCTGCAATACGAAATCTAGATAAGTTTACTAAAGATGCTGCTCAACGAGCTGGGAATCCCTTACAAGCAGGCAAAGGGATAGATGGTTCTTGGATTACAGATACTTCAAAAAAACTATCAAACGAAGCTAACAGAATTTTTTCTGGCAAATCATTTGCTACAACCCCTAAGTTTTCTAATGACATTGTTAACATTGAAAGAGAAGCTGCTGGAATTTTTGGAGAACAAGGTAATGCAGTATCAAACTTGTTGGAAAAAAACATTCAAGGATATCGTCCGGGCGGTGCATTTACCCAACCAAAATTCAAAGCAGAGGATCTTAGATCTGCAATTGTTGATGTCAATGAAAGGTTGATGGGTGAAGCTCCTGCCAACCAAAAAAAGGTGCTTTACAAGTTAAAAGATTCTTTAGAGAAACTTGTTGAAGACAACTTTAAATCTCTCAACCAACCTCAGCTTGTTAAAGATTACAACGACTGGAAAAGCAATTACCATTCGTTTGCAACAATAAAAGATTTGGTTCAAAGAGGAACTGGCATTACTGGTGCAAAACAAATTGATCCGGCAAAGTTAAAGTCTTTGGTTGAATCAAGGACTGGTGGCAATCCAGTAATCAATCCTTTGTACGACAACCTAGCCGAGTTTGGAAACATACTTGCAGCAAAGACTACCGCTGCTCCTGGATTGTTAAAAGCGGGATATAGAACAATTACTGAAAGTCCTTTGGTTAGGGCGTTGGGTGGTGTCTTCCAACCAAGTGTTGCAAGACGAGGAGGTTCTACTGCTGTTGCCGCTCAAACAGTGTCCCCAGCAACTCAATACACTCAACAGAAACCAGAACAATGAGCAAGAAGCGTGGCATCAGCACAGAGTTAGAGAAGGCTATCGCAGATATGCTGCGTGTGACCATCTCTGACCCGGAAGCCAGTCTTGATGCTAAGATGAAGGTTATCGACCGTGCGCTGAAGTTGGAAGCCCTGCGCCTGAAAGACGAGGGTTCTGACTGGGGTACGGGTTTTATGAACGATGACGATGAGTAATCTATATGGAAGCCATTCAATTGATCAAACTAGCCTTGACCGTGGTGACGGACAGGCTTATTACCGTCCTAGCCCTGCTGACCTCGTGTGGTCTAGGATGCTGGACAATGTGGAACCCAACGTGGGAGCGGGTGGCGACACTCGGCATCTATGTGGTGTTCTGTTACCTTACGATCACTGCCAAGGAGCATAGAAATGAAGAGCCGTATCCAGCAACGGGACCATAACGTCAACCAGCAGATTGCAAAGTCTACTCGGCCACAACTACCGAGAGACGGTAGCCGAGACATGGTGCGATGGGAGCCAGGACAGATGCCAAAAGGCGGGTTCCGGGCAATCATTCCATTCTGCGAGGGTCCGTATGATACCCACCAGAGTCCAACCAGCGGCGGCGGCAAGAGGATCTACTAATGTCAATCATCGGTTCTTTCTACCCTATGGGCAGGACGTTTGTCCTGTCTGGCACTACTACTAACCAAAGTGCAAACATCTACGCTGACAGTCCATCTGGTCAGTATTTGTTTATCAATCATGAGGTTGCTTCTACTGGCCAGCCGGTGTACGTCAGGATTTCTGCAACCAGCGGAAATAATGCTGCTGTAGCCAACGCTACGTCTGGCAACTACGGTGTGCCTATCCGGCCAGCAGAGTCTATTGTCCTGAGTGGACCCCAGTGTTCTTCTGGTTCAAACGTGTTTATCACCTTCATTACCGCTGCTGGCACAGCCAACGTGTACGTCACTCCGGGTGAGGGTAGGTAATGCTTGAACTCTTGTCTGGTGGGATCTTTGGTTCCCTGCTAGGCGGTATCTTCCGTCTGGCGCCAGAGGTTCTGAAGTTCCTAGACAAGAAGAACGAGCGCGGCCATGAGCTAGAGATGTTCAACCGCCAGTGCGAGCTGGAGGCGCAGAGAGGCCAGCAGAAGATGGCTGAGATCGGCGCACAGCACGAGGCTACGGTTGATGCAGGAGTAATGAATGCTTTCAACTCGGCGATTGAATCGCAGACTGAGATGGCTAAAGCTGCTGGTGGCTTCGCAGCGTCTCTATCTGCCTCTGTACGCCCTGTTGTTACTTACTGGATCTTGTTTGTTTGGTCATGCGTACACCTCTGGATGGGCTATTCTTCATGGCATACCGGGATGGAGCCTACAGAGGTCTTCAAGCTAATGATGAGTGCAGACTTCTCTGCTCTGGTATCTGGCACGTTGAACTATTGGTTCCTCGATAGGACGCTCGCCAAGCGTGGACTTTGATCTCTCTATAGCGGTAGCGTTATGCCAGCGTTTCGAAGGTTTCCGAGGGTCGCCGTACCTCTGTCCTGCCTCGATCCCCACAATTGGTTTCGGGTCGACCCGTTACAGCAACGGAAAGAAGGTGACTCTGGAAGACCCGCCAATGACGCAAGCAGAAGCGCAGGCGCTATTGGAATACGAACTAAGGCACACATATTTACCGGGAGCCTTGCGCCACTGTCCTGGACTGATAACAGACACAAAAAGACTTAACGCCATAGTCGACTTCTGCTACAACCTGGGAGTCGGCAAACTACAGACTTCTACTCTCAAGAAGAAGATTAACGAACAGAACTGGGAAGACGCCAAGGTAGAGCTTCTCAAGTGGTGCAAGGGTGGCGGTAAGGTCTTACCAGGATTATTAAAACGCAGACAAGCAGAAGCTGATCTTCTGTAATAATTGTGTGCTATTTGACAGGTTCCGTACTACGGGACTGAATCATGGCAAAAAAGCCAATCATCTCTGACCAAGAATTTCTTGAGTTATGGGAGCAGCACAACAGTGCCATGAAGGTGGCAAAAATCTTAGCCATCTCTGAGCGACACGCTCACACCAGAAGGCGACAAATAGAGGGAAGGCTGAAGGTAGAACTCAGCAGCCAAGGAATAAAGGCCCATGTACAAAAGGCCAGACACCATGCCGGTCTGACAGACGGGATAGCCCTAGTCTTCTCAGACGCACACTTCTGGCCGGGGATTCGCACAACTGCTTTCAAGGGCTTGTTATGGGCAATAAACACCCTTAAACCGCACGTTGTGGTTGCCAACGGCGATATCTTCGATGGTGCATCCATATCTAGATTTCCACGCATAGGTTGGACGCATAGGCCCAACGTCAAGCAGGAACTCGATGCCTGCCAAGAAGCGATGAGAGAGATCGAAGAGGCTTGCGAGAAGGCAAGACACCATACCCAATTGGTGTGGCCTCTAGGGAACCACGATAGCCGTTTTGAGACCCGTTTAGCCCAGGCTGCACCAGAGTTTGAGAACGTGCAGGGTACAAATCTCAAGGACCATTTTCCAAAATGGCATCCCTGCTGGACCTGTTGGCTGTCTGACGATGTTGTTATTAAGCATCGGTATAAAAGTGGGATTCATGCAACACACAACAACACCGTGAACTCTGGAACTAGCATCGTCACCGGCCACCTGCACAGTCTCAAAGTAACGCCTTTTGGTGACTACAGGGGTACGAGGTGGGGCGTAGACACCGGCACGTTGGCAGAGATAGATGGCCCACAGTTCTTGGATTACTTGGAAGACAGTCCGGTCAACTGGAGGTCTGGATTTGCTGTGCTAACCATGAAGGACAACAAGTTATTGTGGCCTGAGTTGGTGAGCAAGCACGACGAGGGTATCATTGACTTTCGGGGGTCACTCATTGATGTGAGTACACTGTGAGAAAGAAGTTTCCAAATTTAAGTGTTGGCAGGGGAGAGAAGTTGCCTGCCAGCCGTGGTGCTGGACTGACTGCCAAAGGTAGAGCTAAGGCTCGTGCTGCGGGATCTAACCTGCAAGCCCCTACCAAGTCAGGACCACGCCACAAGAGTTTCTGTGCCCGTTCAAGAGGGTGGACGGGGGAGCGCGGGAAAGCAGCCAGGAGAAGATGGGGATGTCGTTAGCAACTATTCATCGTCAGAAAACAGGTAAAGTTTCTGACAAGTGGTCATCGTATCTAGACTTTTATGACGACAGGTTTTTCTACCTGCAAGACACTCAGGTCAAAATTCTAGAGATCGGCGTCCAGAACGGTGGCTCACTGGAAACGTGGGCGCAGTACTTTTGGAATGCCGAGAAGATCTACGGCATTGACGTAGACCCCAAGTGCGCTGACCTCAAGTTCGAGGATGAGCGTATTGAAGTCATCGTTGGTGATTCCAAAACAACTCAGATTGATAGCACATTTGATATCATCATTGACGATGGATCTCACACGTCAGACGATATCATCGAGAACTGGAACGTCTGGTGGCCTAAACTCAACAACGGCGGTTTGTACGTTGTAGAGGACTTCCACACCATGTGGATGCCTGGGTATGGGAATAACGCTATACGCTTCTTCTCAGGCTTTGTAGCGGCTGTCAACGCCCAGACCAAGACTAACCATCAGGTCAGGCGCTTAGAGTTTACGAACTCGATAGTGATGCTAGAGAAGGGAGAGCCGGTGCTAGGTGATCGTCTGATCACTGGTAGTGTGGCTTATGTAAACCCAGACGTTATAGGTATCAGAGATGGCTAATAAAGGTCTGTACTACAACATCAACCGGCGTAGAAAACTTGGACTTCCTGCGAAAAGGCCAGGGCAGAAGGGTTACCCAACTGCCAAAGCCTTCCGCAGATCTGCCAGGACGGCTAAGAAATAAGGATCAGACGGTTTGTTCGTCGATCTCTTCTTCTTCTTCCTCTTCCTCTTCTTCGTCCTCTTCGTCGTCATCTTCCTCATGCGCTTGGAACAGGGCGTCCATAGTGGAGGAGAAGAGGCTTCCCAAGGTGAACTCGTTGATGTTCGAAGCCTTGGCGACGAGGAACGCAACCGAGAAAAGTGAGTTCAGTGCATCAACTGGCTCTGAGCCGCCGATTGCGTCAAGTATCTGATCTTTCATAACAAACTCCGTTAAGGTGCGGGGATTA